ATGGTACAATATGACTGTAAGGAATCAGAAGGGGTTTTTCTATGGGTCTTATATAAGGGGGTCTATTTGGGGGGTCTATATAAGGGGTTCTCTAGAGGGGTATATTCTCACACGGTACACCACACAGAGGACACACACAGACCACACCACACACAGAGAGACAGACAGACCAGTGTGTGACAGTTGACAAAGTGGCACACACAGTACACACAGAGGAGTAAGCACACAGTATAATAAGAGTATAACAAACAAAGGACATTTTAAAATGAACTTAACACCAGTATTCTCAAACGGAACAGAGGTAGAGACAGCAGACGCTAGAATTTTCTTTTCCTACCGTACACCAGTTGCTGCTTACATCTTTGGAAGAGGTTTTGTAAGAACTGAAGAGTTCTTTTCAGTTACCACTTCACGACACATAAACAAATGGTTAAAAGATGGACACACAGATTTACCAGAGTGTGAGACAGTACCACAGGCAGAAATCGAAGCACTTGCCTAGTTGACAAACAAAACAAACTACGCTATAATGAGAGGGCAATCAACCCTCTCTTTTTTTATGTCGAGTTAGTCCGAGTCCACCACAGTTGTCGCAGTCGCTGAGATCGCAGTCGTGGCGCGGGTTCTCGCGGGTTGGCGCGCCCCTAAAATAAAAAAAGCAAACTACCCTAACCTACAAAGGTACCCAAAAGCGACCTTTATTTAAAAATTTTTAAAAAATTTTCCCAGAGAAAAAATGGAATCTTACCCTTTTGATCAAGACTTAAGAACATGGGCACTTGAATCCCTTATCAAGTATGAGGGCAACCTAGATACGAGAATGTATACCTTTGCAGACCTATACATTAACCTAAACTCTTGCAAAGATACAAAAGTACTATATACACTATGGAACGGTTGGAAGACTGATAATCCTGGTAACCCAATATACAAACTATGATCTAGTATGTCACACAGATTCACCACAAAACTCGACGAAGATGATTATGGTGATCTTATACTTACTATCCCTTACGAAGTTTGTGAAAACTTAGGATGGTTTCGCGATACTGAGTTAGACTATGATATAATAGATAATGAAATGATTCTCAAGAAACGTAATGATGAGTGAAAATGACGTAGCAACTGCATTAAATACTGTTAATGAATGTTTACAAGTGATTGGAAAACGTTTAGACGCTATTGAACAGTATATTCAAGAGATGCCTATTCACGATAAAATACTTTATAAACCAAAAGATCATCCAGATTACTTAAATATAAAAGAAAACTACGATTTAATCTACGAAAGATTAGAAAAACTCGAAAATGGGGTGTAAAAGAAAAGATTACTTAGGTAATATTATTACCGATCCTTGTTCGGATACAGATGCATGTCTAAACTACGAACCTCTTCCTGCTGATAGGACGATTGGTTTGACATATACAGAGTATCCTCAGGATATTATACGTCAAGTTGATGCAAATGTACCGAATCGTACTGGTCAAGCAATCATGTACGATAGTGTTCGTGTGTGTTTAACTCAGGGACAGGCATCTTTTGGTCAATCTGGATTTGTTACTCCTTCAAGTGGTGCAAACTGTGGTAGAGTAACTCGTTCTGCAACCTGTTATCCTACTTGTCAGAATGGTGCAAAGATAATATACGACTATTTTCCTTCTCAACTATCATTTGATATACAAGGAAGTGATACTTGGTTTGCTTATTTGTATGATACGAGCAATAATGCAGGTATTATTGGAACTCCTGCGTTCTGGTTAGAGAACGAAGAACAGACAGATAACACTGATCCTTCTAATCCGATTACTATTAGCAATACTAACTGCTTCCCTTGCAGCAATTTTACCTGTACCCCCGCTTCCACAGGTTGTTCTTATACTGTTGAGAGTGATATTGATTACACTGGTGACCCCGATTGCCCTCATCCAACCTTATTTGGTATTGGTACTAACAGTAACAAAATAGTATTTGAGTACGATTCTCTCTCCACAACCCTCCCAGACGGTGTTCTAGACCTCTCTGCGTCCTATGATGGGGTAACATATAGTGATGCATGGAATGAAGGAGAGGGTATTGGTATCATTTACGACTCTACACAGAATACTTGGCAAGCAGGAGACGAAGCAGCAGGTACTTTTAACATCTATGAGTTGAACTCTGGTGCTAAACAGGGTCTAAAGTTGAATGTCAAGGTCGAACCGATCATCGACGAGTCGGGATCCACAGTAGCATTCACTGGAACGAGGTGGCAAATACAAGAAATCATCAATCCTGGCGTAAATTATGCAGTAAACGACGTTTTTTCGCTTACCCACGACCATACACACCCCGACAACACGACAACCACGTTCACACTGAACATCAAAATCACTGCAGTAGGTCCGATTCAGAGTCAAACAGGGTCGATTACTGACGTTTTACGTCGAGGAGACACTCTAAATGGTCATGTAGTGACTCAAGTAGTCCATGGACCGTCTATCGATAGTGATTATGACACTTCACAAGGTCTTTTTCCTTACCATTTTGCTTATTTGGATGGAAATGGAAGCAATTTTACTAAAGATACGTCATATACAAGTAATAGAGCACACCAAGTTACAGTAAGAGCAGGAAAAGGAGTCGTTGATAGAGGATTTTTTGGTGGATTATACGAATTTAGTGAAAAATCAGTCCAATATACCATTGGAACTCTTGATCGTACTGCTCCTGACATCTATAATGTGCTAAAACAACCCTCTTGTACCGCAACTGTTACTAACGGAAGAGTAACTAACGTAACTATTGATACAGATGGCGGAGGATCAGGGTGGAATCAACTTGGAAGACCACCAGAATTGAGTATAACTACCCCTTACATCAAGACTGGTATCCCTGCGGAGGTAGAAGGAACGTTTAGTAACGGAGTTTTGACTGCAGTAAACATCATAAATCAAGGAAGCGGATACTCTAGTACAAATCCACCACAGATTACGGTTAGAAATATCTTCAAAACGTTTAGTTCCGTAGCAGATAACGCAGCATATAACCCAGAAGCAGAGCAAGACGCAAGTTTAGTGCTAGATTCCTTCCCAAGTCTCGGAGATGCGTTCCCTTCTTATAGTGAAGAAGCACGTCAACGCGATAGAGAGTTGTATCTATCATCTAGAACTTCAATAGAAGCACAAACCGCGTCCACTCAAACTGTTGCTACAATAGACATAAAGACAGATCCGAACAATAAAAAGATAATACAGAAGCAACAGCAAGGTGTGCATCCAGAAGATATCGCATTACACGCTGAGGAGATGCGTCCTAAAGCAGATTATTCTAAACTAGATGAAATAGACTTTGGAGACTCAACTGAAGCACAAGAGTTTAAAAGAGCAGTCAAAGACCAGAATACTAGAGAGATAGCAAATCATGAACAAAACATTGCGGATTTAACTCAAAGCGGAGCACGATACAGAACTCGTGATGAATCTTTCATAGAAACTGTACAAGGACCTTTTTCAGAGTTACCTGCTGCCTCTACCTATACTAAATACTTCTTAAGGCAGTTTCGTCCTGACCCTAGACAAGACACTACTATCACAGTAAACCTTAGTGTTAATGTAGCAAATGTAGGAACAAGTCATTTTAGTTGCCCACAACCTCCCGCATCAACTAGACTTGGATCACAATTTAGTTTTCTTGGTGGACCTTCTGGTCCAGGATGTCAAAATTGGTCTGCATCAGGAAGTATGCTTATGTTAAATGATTTTACTTCCGCAACAAGGACTTTATCAAAAGCAACTGCTGCGTACGGAAACCCTTATGTCGTAACCTAATGGCTCAACTAGCATGTGCACTCTTTACAGGAACGTGTAGCGGACACGGAAGAGGTAATGGTGTGACTTGGCAACCTGGTCCAGGTGGAGGATTTGTAAAACCTTGTCCTCATGCATCACTTGCACCAACAATCAAACATAAACGAGTTCCGTTTGTTAATAGTTTTGCAACTTGGTTGCCCCATCCGCAAACTCCTAGAGATCCTCAGTCTGGTGGTAACGATCCATTTAATAGAAATGTAATAGTTAATGATCTAGTTCCTATCATTGATCAAGACGATCTAATAACTCATCCTACAAAAACTATCTTTACTACAATATCAATAGGATTCAAATGTTTGACTGTTAGATCAACTCCTGCATGGCATTGCACTACTGGTGTAGGTGGAAATGGTCGTGAACCTTCTGTTGGACATAATAGGAGATTATTTGCAACAACTAAAACAGTTTTTATCAATAATAGAAGAGCAGGACGTTTTTCAGACCCTTATGGTAATAATACTGTGCCATTTGATTGTCTTAGTGTAGTTTCTGGATCAAGTCCTAACGTTTTTATCGGAAGTTGAATAAATAAAAACAGGATCGAGGTAATTATGGTCGTAAAAGTAGACAAAAGCGAAGAATTTGTCAAAAGTGGCAAAGTCTTGATAAGTGAGTATCCTGCAAAAAAAGAAAAGGATGTAAAACCACTTAGTAAATGGCGTTAAAAGAAATAGATGGGTCGGATTTTAAGAGATCTCGTAATTTCGACGATCTCAATATTGCCTTGCCATTAAATCCATTCACAAAAGACACTTACACCGTCAAAAATGAGAATGCGATCAAGCAATCCATCAAAAATCTTGTTTTAACCGTTCCTGGTGAAAAACCTTTTCAACCCCTAGTTGGATCACAAGTAAATAGATTACTATTTGAACCAATGGATGCGTTTACAGCAGACGCAATCAAGGATGAGATAATAAATACCATCAAACAGCATGAACCAAGAGTAAATCTAACCAAAGTGGAAGTATTGCCCGTTTTCGAGCAAAACAAAATCAACGTTTCAGTTGAGTACAGAATTATAGGTCTACCCGTAGTTGAGAATATCACATTTGTCTTACAGAGACCTGAGTAATGCAACCAAATAACCTAACAGCACTAGACTTTGAAGATATCAAAGCAAGTATCAAATCATACCTAAGAACTCGCTCCGAGTTTACGGATTATGACTTTGATGGATCAGCATTGTCTTACATGGTAGACATGCTTGCCTACAATACTTACTATTCTGCGTTCAATGCCAATATGTCATTGAATGAAGCGTTTTTACCGTCTTCTACTGTTAGAGACAACGTTGTTAACATTGCTAAGTTGTTAAACTATACTCCTAGGAGTGTAATTTCTGCTAGAGCATCATTAAAAGTAGATATACAGACAGTTCAGTCAAATGGAGTCTATCCTAGCACTGTTACTTTGAAAAAAGGAGCAACTGCAACTGGTGGTAACTATGTTTGGAACGTTTTAAGAGATACAACTGTAGAAGTTAGTCCTACAACAGGTATCGGAACCTTTGCAGACCTTTGTGTGTATGAAGGATCGATTGTTTCTTTTCAATATGTTGTAAACACCTTCGCAAATCAAGTATATACCATTCCTTCTGCTGAAGCAGACATCAATACACTCAATGTTACTGTAAGAGCAAACGAAACAGCAACAGCATCAGATATTTACAATAGAGTTGATACAGTTACCAATCTAACAGCAACTACAAGAGCATACTTCCTCTCAGAGGGTGAAGATATGCGTTTCCAAGTTAAATTTGGAGATGACAGTGTTGGAAGAGCATTAAAAGATGGAGAAGTCGTAAATTTAGAATATTTGGTCACTTCTGGTAAAAAAGCAAACGAAGTTAAGGCATTTAACTTTATTGGTAGTCTTGTTGATTCTCAAGGACAAACATATTCTGCAAACTCAACTACTTTAGCAGTAAATCACCGTGCACAACTTGGTAGTGACGCTGAAACTGTAGAATCAATCAAATATAACGCACCAAGATACTATTCCGCCCAATACAGAGCAGTTACAGCACAAGACTACGCTTTGATCACTCAAAGGATCTATAATAACGCAGATTCTGTTGTTGCTTATGGTGGAGACAGTTTGAATCCTCCGATTTACGGAAAAGTGTTCATTGCGATCAAAACTAAGACTGGATCCCTTCTAAATGACGCTACAAAGAAGGAAATAGCAGCAGACCTTAGGAAATATGCCATGGCATCGATTGACCCTGTTGTAGTCGATCCTGATAACATCTACATCTACACAAAACCTTTTGTTCTATACGATACTGGCGCAGGATCATCATCATCTCAAATTAAGACAAATGTTCAAGGTGCAATCAACCAATGGGCAAGTCAAACACAGATAAACAACTTCAACTCAACATTTAGAGGACAAGCATATGAAAAAGCAATCACACTTGCTGATTCTGCTATTTCTGACGTTTCTGTTCAAACCACTATCCTAAAATACATCTATCCTAATAGTAATCAAACTAATACCTACTGTATTAGCACTGGAGGCGAGTTATACAACTCTGCACCTAGTCAGGACGGTAATGAGGCATCTGGTTGTACAAAGGAACCTGTAGTTCTATCTGGAACCTTTAGAACAGCAGATAGACCTGGCGTTGATCAACAGTTTGAAGATGATGGATATGGAAATATAAGAACATTCTATAATACAGGAAATAAGAAAGTATATACCAATAATAATGCAGGTACAGTAAATTATGCAACAGGTCAAATATGTTTCGGTCCTATCAACGTTATTAGTACAGGAGCAAATACTCCATCACCAAACGCTATTAATGTTATTGATAGTGTAACTGGTGCAGGAAGTGTTACGGATGCAACACTTCTACCAGGAGATTTACAGATTCCTGTTGTTATGATTCCTGCTAATAGCAGCACGATACCTGCTTCTACACCAGGAACAATAATCAACATTATTAGTCCCGAAGTAACAGTATCACCTATTGGTACTACGCCACCTCCTACAATCCCTCTAAATAGTTTGACACCAACAATATTTGACAGTACACCGTCCGTAGTGGAAGTTGCACCTATTGATAACAGTGGTGGTCTAAACACATCCGTCTGTTTCTCATAAGAGATGAACATTAATAAGGTCTCCCAGTCGATTGAATCTCAATCACCCGATTTTATTGGGTCAGAGTATCCTCTGTTTAATAAATTTTTAGAATATTATTATCAGTCACAGGAAAAAACTGGATTAGGACAAAATATACTTAATAACTTTCTATCATACCTTGATATCGATAAACTTGATATCGGGATACTTGATGGTCAAACAACAGTTGTAGAATCTCTTTCTGCAACAGATGATAGGATTGTAGTAGAAGATGTAGGTCCTTTCTTAGATAAAAGTGGATCTATTCTTATAGGCGATGAAGTTATATTTTACGAAGATATTCAAGCAGCACCGTTTATAACACTTACACCAGGAATAGGATATGATCAGGTAAAACTTAAGTGGACAACTCTTGCATCAATACTAAACAACTTTGATGGAAGCACTACACAGTTTCCGCTTACTTCTCAAGAGAATCCCGTAGCACCTCCTAGTGCACAACACTTGATTGTATCAGTGTACGGTAAAATACTCATACCAAATATAGATTACACGGTATCTGGTAACAATATTGTATTCACTACCGCACCAAGAACGAAGTTACCTGCAGATGGTGCGGAAACTACCTACATTTATTACCTTAGTGGTTTCATTGAAAATCCAATTCTTGCAATAGATAACATATCTGGCGCGTTTGGAGACGGTAAAAAACAATTTTCGTTGACTCGTAACGGAGTATCATACGAACCTATTAACGAAGAGTATATGAATGTAATCTATGATAATAGATTGCTAGTTCCTAAAGTTGACTACTTTGTTGATAAGAATCAGTTTATATTTAAAGAAGCACCTCTAAATGGTCGTTTCTTATCATTACACTCCATAGAAGCACCAATACCTTCATTTGGTAGTGGTGCGATTGGATTTGCTCGTATCAGTGATACAGGAACTCTAACAAGCATTTCATCTAGTTCTATTGGTTCTGGATACAGATACGAATATCCTCCACAAGTTACTATTAACCATCCTACTGGATCAGGAGCTGCTGCAACTGCTCTTGTTAATGGTATTAAGGATTTAACTCTACTAAGCGGAGGAAAGGGTTATAGCACAACTAACCCTCCTGTCGTACAAGTACAAGCACCAACTAAAGCGGGATCCTCTCAAGCAACTATTAGTGCTACTGTAGAAAATGGCGCGGTTACTGCACTGAATGTTACTAACTCTGGTTCTGGATATACATTTACACCTAGAATCACTTTTGTTCAACCAGGCGGGGCAAAACTAGGTGCTCCTGTAATCACTAATGGTCAAGTTACTTCTATATCTGTTACTGATGGTGGTTTTGGATATACTACCGCACCTACGGTGTATATTGACGAACCAACAGGAACTAACTCAATCAAGGCAGCACTAAGAGCAAACTTAACTAGTGAAGGTAAGATTGGTAGTATATCAGTATTAAATGCGGGACAAGGATATACCACTACACCTAGAGTTGCTATAGTTGATCCTGTAGGTGCACAAGTCTTAGAAACAGTCGTTGACGGAGATGGGCGTGTTATAAGAATAGACTTACTTGATGGTGGTAGCGGATTTGATGATGTTCCATCAGTTTACATTGTAGATAATAGAACCAACGGTGGTACAGGTGCTACTGCGGTTGCTTCTATTTTCAATGGTCAGATCACTGATATTAACATTAGTGCGTTTGGTAGCGGATATTCTGCTGCTAATCCTCCTGAGATCGTAATCCAATCTCCACCTCAAGCAAAAGCATCTGCTGATATTGGTCTTAATCAAGTTACAGGTTTCAATGTTACAGAAGCAGGTTCTGGATATACAAAGGCAGAATTTATTGGATGTGCTAGAGCAGCGTCAGGTATTACTTCATATACGGAAGATGGTAACGCAGTATTCAGTAATAATACTACTGCTGCTAGTGCTGCAGTTGGCACTAAGGTAAAATGTCTTGATGCGTTGTTTGTCAAGAGATTATTAGACAAATACACTGAACAGTTCTTACCAGACGTTCCAGAACTAGATTATTCTAAGATTGACGTTCGTACAGCAATCAAAACTGTAAAAGACTTTTATTCAACTAAAGGTACATCATTTAGTATTGCATACCTCTTCAAACTATTATATGGAGAGAATGTCACAGTTACATATCCAAAAGATCAGATTATTAAACCATCTGATGCAACATGGTCTATAGACACTATTTTAAGAGCAACTAAGGTTTCTGGTGATGCTACAAATATAAGAGACGGTTTGATTACACAGGATGCAGATATTGCTGATCCTAATGTTCAAGCTGCTAGTGCGTTAGTTGAAAACTATATTTCGATCAAAACATCTGATGTTGAGATATTTGAACTTGTTTTATCAGAAGAGACTATCAATGGGACATTTACCGTACCATATAAGACAAAACTTGCTGAACCTCTCAATACAACCGACTCAATTATTACGGTTGACTCTACTGTAGGATGGCCAGAAAGAAACGGTGAGTTTGTTATTGGTTCGGGTTCTAGGACAGAAGTTGTACAATATAAAGAAAAATCACTTAACCAGTTTATTGAATGTACTCGTTCAGCAAATGGTGTTGTAGAAGATTGGGATTCTGCCACTCAGGTATCATCTAACTTTACAGTATTTGTAAACAAGGGTACACCACAAGAAGTGGTCATGAACATAGTAGGTATAGTTGATGCACAGCAAACTGTTTTAACTGACACTGGTTCTTATTACCTACCAGGTGACAAATTAACAGTTTCTAAGTTAGGTGGTACTAGTACTGATCCACATTTAACAACTTGGTTATATAACGTCAAAAAACTTATTCAAGTTACTAGCATTACTTATGGTGGTGTTAATCAGCAAGCAGCAACTGTAACATGTGCTAATAATCATGGTTTACTAGTTGGTGATCAGGTTACTGTTTATGGTGCTAACCCAATCATCTATAATGGTACATTCTTAGTTACATCTAGAGATACAAACACAGTATTCCAATATCAGTTGCCTCAACCTGCAACTGTGGTACCACAGGGTAATATTCTTATATCTGTTGACCTAAACAAAGGTAAGTCTGATAGTGCTGCTGTATTGAGTGCTATAGGACCATATACTACCAACGTACAAAATTCATTCTTTAATACACAGTATGCCTACTTAGCATCTACTGGTATACCCAACTATAAGATTGGTCCGTTTCCTGGTTCTGCTCTTCTACCAGGTAACCAACGTAAGTTAAATCGTTTCCCTATAGTTTCTACAACTATATCAACCAAAAACACTATAAATCCTGGACCTATTGGTACTTGGGTAAATGGTGTATCAATCTGGTCATACAAGTCAACTTCTAAGAAAACATTTGGTGCTGTTACTAGCGTTGGTATTACTAATGCAGGAACTGGATATGATGCTGCATCTCCTCCTGTTTTGACTATATCAGGTGGTGGAGGAACAGGTGCAACTGCTAGTGTTACTGTCAATGGTTCTGTTAGTGAAATTACGGTTACTTCTGGAGGTTCTGGTTATAAGTCATCTCCTCTAGTGTCAATCGTTGGTGGTGGAGGTTCTGGTGCTGCTGCAACTGCTATCATTACAAAAGGTGTTGTATCTAGAATACTAATCAACTCAGGTGGTACAGGATATACTTCACAACCACAAATCACTATTGTTGGTGGCGGTGGTACTGGTGCAAATGCAACTGCATCTGTTCGTGGTCCTATTCAAGCAGTCACCGTGGGATCAGGCGGTCAATCTTACACCTCTACACCTAGTGTTACACTTAGCTCAGGTAGTGGTGCTGTTGCACAAGCTATAGTCAACAACGGTAGAATCATATCTATTGCGATTATTTCTGCTGGATCTGGATATACAACTGCACCTGAGATTACAATACAAGGTCAAGGATTTGGTGCAGTTGCTAGAGCAACTATAGACACTGATGGAGAAAATGCAGGTAGAGTTACTAGTATTACTATTGTAAACAGAGGTATCAGTTATACACAGGGAACTACTCTAATCAATTTAAACTCAGTTGGTCAAGGTGCAACATTTAATGCTAACGTATTCCAGTGGACTTACAACTTACAGAAGACAACAACATTTGATGCTGCAAAAGGTTCTGTATTTGAAGGATACAATAATCAATATGGTGGTGAATACGCACACTTAAGTAATCCACAAACACTTAGATATATTCTTGGTGATAACTTATTTGAAAATACAGCAGGTTTAATAAAAGAAAGAGAAAGTGGATTATTACATTCTCCTATTGTTGGTTGGGCATTCGATGGTAACCCAATATACGGTCCATATGCATACTCAGATCCTACTGATCAATCTTCATCTATAATAAAACTCAATACATCTTATCAACTTAAACAAAATCTTGTTTATAATGTTGATTCCAATCCAAATCCTGTTAGGGTAGATGGACCTTTACTATCTGCAGAAGCAGCAGGTAACTTTGTAGAAGACTATGAATATGTGTTTGGTCTAGGTGCACTTGACCAATACAACGGTAGATTCTGTAAAACTCCTGAGTATCCAGATGGTAGATACTGCTACTTTGTTACTATAGATTCTACAGAAGATGGTAATGCATTATTCCCATATGTCTTAGGACCTGACTTTAACTCTGTTGTAGATCCATGGAACTTGAATGCAGATGCTATTCAACAGAATATCCCTACTGGTGTTGTTAGATATCGTGATCCTTATGAAAATGTTGATATTGATGTTGAAAGAGCACCAAATGCTTCTACAAATGCTCTAACACTAGAAAATGGTGACGTATTACTATTTGAGATAGAAGACGAAGATAGAAGTGGTGTTATTGAACAATCTGAGACTGATGATCCAGATCAAATCTTTGAAGAATCACCATTACAGTTATTTGATTACTTCCCATCAGTTAGATTTGATTCAAAGGTTGATATTGAAGTTGAGACTACCACTAAGTTTGAAGATGCTTCTGTAACTGGATTCACTATTGAAAATCCAGGTGTTAACTATCAAGTTCAAGATAGATTGATATTTGATGATACCGATACTGATGGTAGTGGTGTTTCTGCTCGTGTCTCTAGAATTGCAGGTGAAGCAGTGGAGGCATACACATTTGAGAACATTAGTGGCAATAACTTTGGTAAACTTACTACAGTTAATCCTCATAACCTTGGAGTTGGTGATAGTGTGTTTATTGACTATACACCTATTATGTCAAACACAAATAAGACATTTACTGTTAGACAATTCAAAGGTATTGAAGAGATTGTAGTAAATCAAACTGGATCTGGATATAACACTGATATTCCACCTGCTATTATTATTGATGGTGGCGGTGGTACTGGTGGTGAGTTACAAGCGACTGTAAGTCCTGTTGGTTCTATTGAAACTGTTAATATTTTAAACTCAGGTTATGGATACACAAGCAACCCTCGTGTTATTTTATCACATCCTCAGATATTCAAAAAAGCAGATTATTACATTTCTAAGTTATCAAATAGAAATTATGTGAAAGTAAATGATGTTTATGTAAATGATGATAAGGAAGTTTATATTTGTGGTAAAACATATGATGATCAATCACCCGCTAATACAGTTGCATTTGTAGCAAAACTATCTGCATCTGGTGTTAAAGAGTGGGAGAAAACTTTAGAACTTGTTGATATTAGCACCGAAAGAGATTCTGAGTTTATCAGATTGTTTGTTGACGGTCATGATATATGGGTAGTTGGTGAGAATAGACCAAATGCTTCAATATTGTCAGCATATAATCCAGATATAATACTTGCCAAATATGTTGAGGCATCAAATGGTTTGAGTGCTAGTTTAGCGTTCCAGAGAGGATATGCAGGTATATCTGGTTCGACTCGTGCTGATCATATCACATGTATTAAGAAATATACAGATACTAGATTTATTATTGGTGGTTTTACTAATACTAACTCTGGTGCACCTTATGATGCCTTCATTGCATCTATTGATACTAGTGGTAACTTTGCAATCAAGAGAAAACTTGCTTCTTCTAACAAGTCTGAGAAAATTACTGATATTGTAATCGATGGAACTGATGTATATGCTTGTATGGAAATTGCAGCAAATCCAACTGCTGCTGACGTAGATGTTGCTGTTGCTAAAATTGTATTTGGTGTAAACAGTATTACTACTACTTGGATCAAACAATATGCAAATAGTTTATATTCAATATTAAATGCAAGTATTGATATAGATGAGTTTAAAGAACTTTATATTACAGGTGGTTTAAGACTTAAGTCTGATGATGTTACTGCAGATGGTTTCTGGGTTGGTAAAATAGATTCTACTGGTGAATTTATTTGGAACTATCGTTACGCTGCGCCAGGAAGAGATGTTACTATGGCATCAACTTCTGCTATTGACATATTTGGTGATTTAAACGTAGCATTTACTAGAGCAAATAATACAGACACTTTAACAACTGTCGATACAGTCAAGATTGGATATGATGGTAAGATAAAGAATCATACAACTACTCAGTTCACAGCAAATAGAATAGAAGGTCTTACAGTATACTCTATAGATGCTGATAACTCTGGTGATGTGCATCTTGTTGGTCAAACACAACTGAATAGAAATGAGTTTATATACACATTTGAATCTGGTTCAAATGCAGACATTACTACTCATTACACACTAACATCTACATCAACTAATAACTCTATTACATATGCAGATAATGTTGCTAAGATCAATGGTTATCAAACAGGACAAACATCTTGGACACAAGCAAATCTAGCAGTATCTGGAACTCAATTAGGTACAGTTCTTGCAAGTGATTTCACTTTTGAGATGATGATATACAAGAATGCATCTACAACTTCTGTATCACCTACACAACAAACATTATTAGGTATTGGTGATGCTGAAGAGGGAACTGGTGGTCTTTGGTTATACTATGATACATCATCAGGTAAGTTAGAACTTGTTATAACAAATAGTTCCACTAAACTTAATGCTGCAGGTGGAGCAGCACAATCTGCATTAAGTAACATGTATGCAGACAATACATGGCAATGGGTTGGATTAAAGAGAGAAGGTGATGTATATACAGTTTACATTAATGGTATACAAGTAATACAAAGTACAACTGCAGGTACAAGTTTAGGTGCTAAAACATTATATGTTGGTCAGTTTCCTGGCAGAAGTGGCACTATAGGTAACTTTAGATCGAATGAACAAGGTCAGTTCCATGTTGATAATATAAGATTGAGAAATAAAGCAGTTACACCAACTGTTCCATCTGATGTTAGTGCATTACCTACAACAGGTGCATTTGGATTTACATATGACTGGACTGATGATGCATGGTTCACAACAAATATGAACCGTTATGATCTTGTAGATTTTGATGGATATGCACTTAAAGTTGATAAAAATGCTGATGCAGCAAGACTTGGTTCTGTTTCAACTCAAACCAATACAGGTATTGCATTTACAAGAACTGCAGTGTCACCCGTAACTGGTGTTTCATTGACTATGCAAAACACTGGTTATTCTTTATCTGAGGCAGGATTCCAATCATTAGACTTTGACGATGCAGCAACAACTATGTCAGAGGGCACTGAAACTCTAACATATACTCAGGATATATGGAGTTCTAGAACTGCTACTGTTCCTTCACCAGGATCACAAAAATTAAATGTATCTGCTGTTGTTAAGGATAGGTATTTCTTTAAGGTAACACCTACAGTTAAGATTGATAATGTACAGAAATTAACAATAAATCAGGCGTTTAGATTTACTGTTGGTACAAAATTACGTCTCAACAATGCTGCAGGTAACTTTGTAAATAGCGGTTACATCACAAGAGTTGATAATGAAAATAATCTAGTATATCTTGCTGTAAATATCAACTCATGGACAGATGACTTAAATACTGGTCAACTTGTAACTGAACAGTTTAATGAGCAGTCAACTTTCGGTATTGTAGGACCTATACCTAATGATATTAATGTCATAGAAGGATATGCATTTACTGAAGTTACTGCTACTACTAGTGGGCAGTTTGATATTGCATTATCAAGTTTTGGATATAATGGTGGATCAAATAACTTAGATCAGTTTGCTACATTTAAACCATTTGCTACTGAAGATTATTCTGTAAGAATAGATGAAATAGTACAAGGTGTTAGCTCTCCATTCATTGTTGGTTCTGTTGTGCAGTTAACATCAGCAGACATATCATTCAATAGTGGACGCACAACTGTACAGATAACAAACTTAACTGCTGTAAATAAAATTACATTAGTTGCAAATCTTGACAAAATTTTGCAAGTCACTGCAGTAGCTAACAGTGATGAAGTGTATGTAATCACTGACACAAGTCATTATCTTTCATCAGGAGATATAGTTTACATTGATGGTAACCCTAGCCAGACTGTAGGCAGTGTTGTTTATGATGAATATGATGGTGCATTCGCTGTTGATCGTGTTCTCAGTGCTTTAGAATTTACATACAAACTAAAACAAGATGCAGTAACAAGTCCTAATACAAGTGCAGGTAGTGTAAATGTCTTTATCAAATCACCTGTATTAAAGATGTATTATGGTCATCAATATATCTTTGATCTCAGTCATTCATCTCTTATTGGTGGTAACTTATCATTTGCTAAGGATAGTCTATACAAACTTGAATATTCATTCAACTCTATTGATAGAGTAGGAACTCCAGGTTTAACAGGAGCAGGGTTACCAACTCCATCTGTAACTTTAAAAGTTGATTCATCTGTTGTTACTAATATCTCTTATTACTTTGATCCTTCTAGAACTGGTTCTGATTCTCCTGTTATACCAGGAAGTTACTTAGATGTTGTTGATTCTCCATATAAAGGAACATTTGAGATTAGTGCTATTGCAGGTGCTACTATTACTCGTGGTGCTGATATCTTTAAGTTCCCTCTACTTAATGAACCAGAAGGTGCTGCTGATATCAACCAAACATCTTATTCTACATCATCTCTTAGAGCAGTTGGATCAATCAATTCTGTTCGTATTGTAAATCCAGGTGGTTTCTATACCAGATTACCTATCGTAAGTGGTATACAATCCACTAGAAATATTGAAAGAGTTCAAATCAATGCACCAGGAACTGAGTATGCTGTTGGAACTTATAGTAGTGTTCCTATTGCAGGTGATGGTGAAGGTGGATTTGTTGAGATTATAGTTTCTGATGGAGTTGATGCTGAAGGAGCAACAATACCAGGTCAAATAAGCAATGTAGTTGTTACATCTCCAGGTAAAAACTATACCACTGCTTCAATAGATGTTGAATCAATACCAGGTATTCTTGGTTCTGGTTTAACTGGATCTGGTGCTGAGTTGATAGTTGTTATACCTCCATTTGGTACAGGTGCATCTATCTTCACTAAAGGTACAAGTGTTGGTAAAATTAAGAAACTTAAAAATAATAACTTTGGTTATGATTACCCTCATGATTACACCTTACGTCCTGAGATTACATTCCCAATAAACGCTCAGTTAACATCTACAAGTATACTTGATAGTATTACCGTTACAGATCCAGGTACTGGATATTCACAAGCACCTGCTGTTATAATCAGTGGAGGTGGTGGTAGTGGTGCTCTTGCTGAAGCAACTATTAAGAATGGTAGATTGGATACTATTATTGTTAAAGATCCAGGCGCAGGTTATTCTTCAACACCTATTGTATCACTAAGATCTTCATTCAACTATGTTGTTAACCTTGACTTAGGATTACTACAGTTTGCTTTCCCACATGGTATTGCAAATGGATCTGAAATAACACTGAATGTAGTTGATACTGGTGAAGGTGCTGAATATCCTTTATCTGCAGGTGCTGTTGGTAGATTAAATGGAACCACAACTTATTATGCTATTACTGGTTCTGCAAACTCTCTTGAACCAGATCAGTTGAAGATTGCTATTACTGCTGCTAACGCAAACTTAGGTGATGCATTGGCATTTGTTAACGCAGGTACTGGTCGTCAACAAGTTCTTACTGAATCTTTCGGTGGTTCTGCAACTGCAAACGTTATCACATCTACATTCTTAGAAGGAGAACTTGTATATCAAGGTGATTCACTTGCCACTGCAACTGCTACTGGATATGTTTCAACTAACGCAGGTTGGCAGATTGGACCTAGAGTTCTTAAGATTGTTGATTATAGTGGAGACTTTATACAAGGTCAAAGAATCACTGGTGTTATTTCTAAGTCTTCTGGTATCATGTCTGATATCAAGGTTGCTACTGGTGTTCTAGAAATTGGTTCTATAACTAAAACTACTGGACAGTTTATTGATGATGTTGGTAAACCATCTGAGATTATTCAAAAAATTCAAGATAGTTACTACTATCAAGACTTCTCATATGCTGTTAAGTCTGCTGTTTCTATTGGTGAATGGAAAGAGATTCTAATCAAGAACGTTCATCCTGCATCATTTAAAGTATTTGGTGAGTTAAATCTAGATGACTATGGAGTCATTCCTAATAAAGAAACATCATTCCAGTTAACTAAATCTGTCGAACTTACTAGAGATGCGATTGTTCCTAACATCCAAAACTTTGCTCTTGTTGAACCTGTTTATTCTGAGTTTAATAATACTGAAGTTTTATTCCGTCAAAAACGTCTTACTTCTTCTGAAAACATTCTAACTTCTGTTGTACAGAGATTAGATGATATATCAAATCAGTTTGATGGTGAGAAAATATCATTCCCTCTAACTGTTGATGGTAACAACGTTGTTGCTAATGCCAACCAGTTAATGATTGTGTTGAATGGTGTTGTACAAACTCCTGGTACTGCATTTGAGTTACAAGGTGATTCAATCGTCTTTGCAGAACCACCACAACCTCCTGCAAGCGTTAAGTATGTAAACGTTACTATACAACAAGTTTCAACAAGAAGAATACAATTTGTTAATATCAGTGGAATATTCCCATCTATAGGAATGACACTACTTGGTACAAGTTCTCAAGCAAGATTGACTGTAACATCTGTAGTTGGTAATGATATTATTGGATTCATGACACAAGGAACCCTGTTTACTGCAGGTGAACTAGTTACTGTTGGTGCAACTGGTTTTGCTGCTAACGTTGCTGCTCAAGCTTCGGGTGGATTGAATGATACTGGATCTGGACAATATTCAGTTCCTAATATTGGACTGTTTATATTTGGAGAAAATATTACTAACTTAACTGGTGACACTGCTAAAGTTGAACAAATAAACTTAGATGGTGCTACAACACCTCTTGCTCAGTTACGTTATACTATTGGTGCTGCAACTACAAGTATTGAGGTAGTCAAGTATAAAACTGATAACTCTACTGCTGATGAACCAGTTGATGCAGGTACATTTGTTGCAGGTAAAAACTATCAGGTAGAATCAGAAATATTCTTAGTAAACAGCGTCACACAAAATAATGATTCGACAACTCTAGATGTAACTAGAGCACAGAATGGTACAGCAGTAGCATCACATCAGGAAGACAATCCAATATACGGTACTGATATTACAGTTACAGATAAGTTAACATTGAGCAAAACTGCAGGTACATATCAGTCTAAACCAGGATTATTTGATATACAGTTAAATGATTATATTGTTGGTGCACAATCTGGCGTAGTTGCTTTAGTAACACAAACATCAACTTATCAAGATCCTGCAACTCAAGAATTTATTGGTCAGGTTAATATATCTGAAGGATCAAGATTCTTTGGATTACTATTCAACAGAATCACTTCTCAAACTTATCCAAATGTTGTTCTTGACGATATTGCATCATCTCAGGTTGGTATTGTAGACTTTACTAATAACTTAACTGCATTTGATAGTAGTTTCCCTGCTAATGAGCAAATCAATAACTATGTGATTCCTTATGATAATCTAACTGGTACGTTCCAAGAAAATGAATATATTCGTAACTATAAGATTGAATATGGTAATAGTAATGGTGACTTCCTTGCTACTGAACCTGCCAAGGTTAGAAAGTTAACAATCACTGATGTTATTGGTACTGGACTATTCCAAACAGGACAAATTATTAGATCCAGAGATAGTAAAGCAGAAGTTATTGGATATAACCAAGCAAGAGGCACAATCTATCTTGGTAAGATTGGTAGATCACAACGTGGGGGATTAGATTTTAATATTCCAACTTGGTATGGTGAAGCACAGATTGATACTTCAACTAAGAAGTTTGGTCAAGGATCACTATTATTAGGTAGAGCAAATCATACTCACACATTTGTAAGTGGTGTTGCTAATGCTATTCAAGCAGGAGGAGGTGCTACAGGTGCTTTCACTGCACAGGCAGGTACATCTTATGATCCTGAGACAGGAACTTTAGTCATCAATATCGGAACTCATAGTTTAACAACAAGTAATACTGTTACTATTGCTGATGGAGGTTTGACATTTACATGTACTGCTGATAGTAATACAACAAACCACCCATATCCAAGATCTACCGACCCTGCATCTGGACAAGCACTATCAATCAGTGCAGTAACTTCAGATACGATTACAGTGAGTGTTGGTGTTGCACAAGTTACATTAGATTACTTGAATGTAGATTCATCTAGTGATTTTGCATGGGGAACTGCTGCATTTACTATTGAACTTTATGTTAAGGCAGCAGCAGCATCTATATCTGGAACTACAACTTTACTTGACTTTAGAACATCAGCAACTGAAGTAGCAGGTCGTTTATATACAAGTGGTGGACAAGTTCGTTATAATGTAAACGGATCAGATGTCGTTACATCTGGTACTACTGTTCTTGCTACAGATACATGGACACATGTTGCTGTACAAAGATCTGGCACATCTATCAAAATGTTGTTAGATGGACAAGAAAGAGGAACTGGAACTGATAGTAGTAACTATGCAGCAAAACCATTAAGAGTTGGTGCAGATTATGCAGGAGCAAATGCATTCTTTGGACATCTTGACGAACTAAGATTAAGTACTGTTGCTCGTTATAGCACAATACCGTTTACTCCTCAAAATGGAATGTTCCAAGGTGATGCGAATGCAAAATTATTATGGCACTTTGATGGTGCAGATAAACAAGTATTCTTAGAGGATTGGTCTGGTGAACCTGACTTTACTATTGATGAATATGTTAATAACGATGCTATCCGTGCAACTGCTAGATTAATCGGTGGTGTTCATACATTTGTGTCTGCAACAACTAATGCAATCACAGTAAACACTGGTGCACAATATACACCAACTGCTGCTGATTATGATGCAACAAATGGTTTATTAACACTTACAATCGGATCTCATAGTTTCTCAACATCAAATACCATCACGATTGCTGCAAACTCATTAACATTCACATGTACAAAAGATAATAACGCAACAAATCATACTTATCCAAGAGTAACAGATCCTTCTTATGGTAAAACCCTTGCTATTA